TTTTGTGATTGATCCTTGCTGTTGTAATGCATCTAATATGCCGGGATAACTAATGAAATCTTTAGCAGTTGTCTCATTATTTTTTAAGAATACAACACCAGGATCTAATTGATAATCTTTACGTACTTTATTTGGTTCTGTAACATAATAATCTTTAGCATCAACGCCATAACCGATCTTACTACCGATGAAACCTTGTATCTTTTTTGTTACTGGAGGATTAACTAATTGGTCAAGAGTGGCCCCTAAGAATTGGCTATTGCTCTCAGTTTGAAATATCTGCGGTAAAAATTCAATCGTTCTTATTCTAGTCATTTTATGCTACTTGCAATTGGTCAGGTGTCAATGCTGCAATGACTCTTATATCATTAGCAGATGCAGCATTTACAAAAATCTCAAATGGTTTACATTTAATTTCATATAATGTACCAAAAGGCTCATTAGGATTATTTGCTACAAGCACAGCAGAACTTATGATATCACCTAATTCATTGTGTAAATACGCGCTAAGTTCGCTAAAGAAGAACGTGTCTCCGAAATTCCAATTATCAATATTAAAATAATTATTCATTGCTGTCAATACTGCGCTCTTGATATCACTATCGCTTGCTGTAGTATCACTAGTTTTGATGACTTTTATAGTGGCGCGTAACGCGCTTTGTGCTTTAGGACCAAATAATGGTTTAAACACCACACTATTTAATACTACTGAATCGCTTAACATTTTGTAATCTTGTAATTGTCCATATTCTAGACTTAATTCATTTATAGTTGGTCTGCTTGGCAATGGTACAGTATTTGAAGTATCTTGTATATAATTTTGATATGCTGTATAATAAGCCTGAGTGACTACATACAAATCAATTATATTTGTAGTTGCAGGATCTATACGTGTTGTGTTATTACTATTGTGCCTATATAGGTAATTCAAACCTTGACGACCCGACTTGACTGAATATCTTGTCTGCTCTACTAATATATAACTCGCTTGTGTGACTGTAGTATCCTGTACAGTCTTATAAAATTTATTATCTGTAGTAGCATAATACAACTGACCAACAGGATAATCATATTTGATTACTTCAATCTGGCTCTTTATAGCGTAACTATATATAACTTCTGTGCTAGGAACAATTTGTTGTCTAGTCAAATTAACAGCATCTTGTATAGTTTCAAAGAACACATATTTGCCTGTATTTGCCGCGCCCGGGACTACTCCTGTGATCTCTTCAAAGAAATCAGGATTTACTATTAGTAAGTTATTATTAGTATCAGTGCTTGCTACTTCAACTTCAAAATCATTTACATAACCATCAGTCTGTGTTGTTTGCCCTATAATACTGATAGGTATATCATTACCTAATGCAGTGGTACTGTTTGGTTGTGTGTTTAGTGCTAATACATTTATGAAGTCTTGTAATATCTTGCCTGAAAAAGGATCATATACTAATTCGTTTAATGCATAAGTAAATCTTGTCTCATCTATGCTACCGAAATAATATCTCAAAGAGCGATATTGCACGACATATGTGTTATCTGCTATATTATCAAAATATATGAACCAATTATTTGGCTGATCTAATTCAATCGACCAACGGCCGTCATCTATTCTGCTATTGTTATATACTAGACTAAAATCTTGTTGCAATTCAGTTCGTAGTATAGCTTCTTGTATTATGGTTACAGGAAGACTATTATCCCAAGCAGGTATCACTGTGCTTAATATTGCTCCATTGGGCACATAACCATTTAACACTACAGGGCCCACGCCATTACTAAAATTACCCTGACCTGTGTTGCTACCGTCGCCTATTACATTTAAAACTGTAGTCCATATATAAGACTTTGTTGTAGCACTGCTTACTGTAGTCAATCTGTTATTCTGATCAAACACATAGCCTATAGGCGCTACGAATTTACATAATGCATTTTTGCTTATATATTTTCTATTAGTGCTTGTATTAACTCCTAGCATAACAGGAGTTTCTATAGTATTATCTAATATGTAAAAATACCCATTTACGCTATTTCCATTTACATTACTTTTGTTGAAATATGTAGTGTTAGCACCTGTAGTGCTAAAATCAAAACGCTTATATACAGTTTGTGTAGTATTAGCAGTCTGGTTAATATAATATTGTACTGTTCTATTTTCAGATAGAATAGCAGATAATGCTTCACTAAAGAATGATATGACACTACTAGTGTTCAATATATTTAGGTTAACAAAACCTAGATCATAGTTTTGCCATAATCCTCCGTCACTGCCTAGATTATTGATGCTGCTATATTTACCTGTAGGATCTAGTAAATCAAGATTTTTGCTTACACCAATGCTGCTGCGATTGACTGCCTTTGATTTTATGATTGAACTATATAATGTGAACGGGAAATTGTTATAATCTTCCCCGTTAACCATGCGATTCTGTGTATAATATCTTGTAGGTGCTCTTTGTTTTATGCTTGCTATACTTTCGCGTGCCTGCGCATTGCTTACAGGTTGAGTCAAACTTAATCCCAAAGTCAGTGTTTCTGAACGACCGGTACGACTTATATATGTAAATGCAACGCTTATACCTTGCATCTCATTATTATCAATCGTGTATGTTAATCCGTTACTAGCACGAACATATGCACGAAATGTACCTACTGGAATATTACTAAATACGCCATCGCCGAAAATATAAGTAACTTGGTCATTGAAACGACTGTTTACACTAAAGATATTTTTCTTGCTAGTTTCAGTTTGTAAATATGCGTCCGCATACACATTATCAACTTTTTTCCATAAAAGTCTAGTATTGTTATTTGAGTTTAATTGATATAACCAAGTATCTGTATTATTGATACCTTCAATATTTACATTTACTGCTTGATTGCTTATCTGTTGTTCTAGCACAAAATCATAATTATTCAATACACCTTGCTTGAAATATACAAAATAACCTGTATTACTGCTAGCAAAACCTAGACGATCATTCTTATATAAAAAATTAAATTTGCCGGTCGGCGCAGGCGGTATCTCGTAAAGATAATCTTCATCTACGCTAGTGACACTGACTAATTCAAAATTCATAGTAGTACCATCTATTGTGCTAGTGAATGGCACTATAGGCAAACTACCTTGGGGTATATTCATGCTATATTCTGCTGTTGCTACACCTAATATATCACTAACATTGCCTGGGCGACCTATCCTTTCTGAACTAATTAATGTTGCATTTAATATTGTATTAAATTGCTCAAACCAATTCGCATTTGCAGGATCATTCCACAATATAGGCAAATTGCTTAGATTAACACCATTAAAGTCTGTGATGTCCTGACTAGTCTGTATGCTTGTGATTTTAAGTGTACCTTCTGCGCAAATATTGCGTTTTGAGGTATAGCTCACTAAGTTCGCTAACTTGATTACGCTATCACGGCGCTCGGCTGTGTCTAAAAAGTTTTCCCTAGCGTTCAAGTCATTTCTAAAAGCCAGACCCTGACCCATGAATGCCATTACATCAAGCAGGGCTATGAATTCGCTACTTTCAATATAGTCATTATAAGTTTCAGGATAGTAGACACGCAGGTAGTCTATGAAACTTTTGCGTAGTGTCTCATAATCATAACTACGAAAATCTACCTCGCGAAAAGTTTGATAGATTGCTTTCCAGTCATTTACGCCGAACAATGCTGCTTGTCTAGAACTTTTAGCCATAATTACTCTCTGATTTTATTATTTATCAAACCAAAAAACCAGTTTTTCAAGATTATTGTATAGCGGCTTGATTAGTAGTACTATCAAGGAATACGCTTAATAAAGTAGCCTCATTGAACGGCTGTATGGCTAATTCTACCTCTAGTAATATGCCATTCTCTTGTGGGTATGCCCTAACAGTGTTTACTATCAGTCTTGGATCTAGATTGGCTATTCGTGTGATCTCATTTTCTAGGCTAAACTGAATGTCAGGAGTATTAGGTTCGAACACGAAGTTCCATAATGTAGTCCCGTATCCAGGTTGACCCACTTTCTCGCCCTGTCTAATATTAAGGCTATTGACAAAATCTTGTACGACAAGATTTTCATCATTCAACTTGAATTTTTTACCTGGAATTACAGGATTTACTAATGATCCTACACCCCCATCAATACCTGGTGGGGCATTAGTTGTTTTAGGTTTATTAGCATTTACTGTGCTGAATCCGATATATTGTGGCATACTGATATTTATAGTTTAAAATTATGCGATACCTTTAATAACTTTAGTTTGAATTACAGTAACAGTTGTATTGCTTGTGTTTGCGCTATCAGTTGTCGTCTGTGCATTTCCATATAAAGCAAGTGCTACAGCAGGATATTGCTCATCTAGTTTAACAAGTTTATCCTGTGATGCAGTGTATTCTCCTATCGCTGCATCATACATAGATTTCTCTATATCAATCTGTGGATCACCTGCAGGTAAATTTTGTTGCGCTTTTAAATATTTGTCTAGTGCTTCTATCATCTTAGTTTCAGCCTTCGAAGATGCTATCAATAATGTGCCTTGCTCAATGATATATTCAGACTTTTGTTTAGCAAAATCTTCAATGGTAGACTTTGCTGCCTCATCCACTTCACCAAATTTCGGCGCTGGTATCGCAGGATCTCCCAATTGACTTGAGATAGCACTAGAAATGCTTGATCTATCTGTTGTATTAAGTGCGATGCTAGGTACTTTAATACCTGATCCTGCGGTTGCTATGCTGCCTAATGCGCTTTGTAGTTGTGCAGCTGCGCCTGCAGGTAATCCAGACGATAGCAATGAAGTCAGTGAGCCTGCACCGTCTTTTGCTTTGCTAAGTAAATCATTGGCTTTACCCGCCAAGCCTCCTAAACTACTGCCTAAGTTATTGAGTTTATCTGTAGCGGCTCCGGCAATAGCAGACTTTAGATCCGCTGCGCCGGGTAATGCTGGCGATGCGCCTTTAGCAAGATTGGTTATGCTACTTACTGCTCCCTGACCGCCCGGTAAATTGCTTAAGCCACTTGCTACTGTTGAGGCTACTGCTGCTACGCTGCCGCCCTTTGCTGCTGCTGCTGAAGTTAATGCTGATGATCCTCCTGTTACCAAGCCTGCAAATGCTGTAGCCACTGTTTGTGCTGATTTACCTGAACTTGCTAATAACGCACTGCCTGTGCTGGTTAATGAACCTAGATTTGATCCTGATATCGACCCTGCTGTTTTTACTAAACTATCTGCTATGCTACCACCTGATGGCAATAACTTACTTGCGCTAGCTGCTAGGCTGTCTATATCTGTCCCAGTAACGGAACCGATACCTGTTTTTCCAGTTGCCATAGATGTTAACTTATCAAGTGCCCCGGCTTTTGCTTCTGTAGCCTTGCCTGCTAATGAGCCAGCTGCTTGTGTTAATGAATTTGTAGCTCCCGATAATCCTGCTTCAGTTGTTGCCTCTGCTGCTTCTTTTGCTAATGCTGTCAAGTTCTGTGGCTTTCCTGCCTCCATGGGTTTAAATGATGATGTTATGGCACTAAATGCGCCGGCCGCTATTCCTTTAGCTTGATCTGCTACAGCAGCGAGGCTTGGTGAATTTACTGCTGCTTCTAGTGAACTTTGTAGTCCAGATAAGGCACCTGCAGCACCTTCGCCTATCTTACCTGCGAAATTACCTGCACTAATATCGCCCATCACTGAATTTAATTTGCCTGTTGGTAAGTTTGGTGTTCCTGGCAATGACCCTGCCGAATTTTTAATAGCATCTACTGTAGCGCCTACGCCGTTCTTAGCTGCGCTCATGACCATGCCGCCTAATTGTCCTGCTGATTCATTGCCTGTAATAGCGCCTGCGTTTTGTAGTTTAGTCTGTGCTTGTTGTAAGTTTGTAGTCAAAGCTTTTGCTTGAGTATCAACTTTATCTACAAGGCTAGTAAGATTAGTTGCACCATCTTTACCAGTAAACAGATTATTAGTCATGCTTGTTGCTACATTACCTGTAGATGCTGCTAATGAAGTAACTAATGCTGCCGAACCAGGCTTTAATTGTCCTGCTTGCTCTAATGCTTTTGGCGTCAACGCAAATTTGCCTACACCTACAGTAGTGCCTTCACTTGTCTGTGCTATAGCCGTGCCCTTTGTCACTGCGTCTTTCAACGGTCCTGCTGCTGCTGCTTGTGCTACTGCGCCTGATATGGCTTGTGTTGCTTGTGTGTTCAATGCCTTGCTTGCAGCGCCCATGTTAGGTGCTGTAGCAGCAGATGATGTCGCTACTGGATTATTCAATGAGCTTGCTGCTACTTGATTTGTTTGTTGTACGCTGCTTGCAGGTGAAGAAGGCAACGAACTGCTAGCATTTAAATCTGTCTTTACATCAACTCCCTGACCTGCGTTGCTCCATGGCGCATGTGCCGGTGCGCGGCTTGTGATGCTAACTAATTTGCCTGGCGCTGCTGCAAATCCTTTTTCTTTATCAAATAATGTATCAGTATGTAATGTCTTATCTATCGCAGGAACTTCAGCCGGCTGCGTTGATGCCTGCCCGCTATTTAAATTTACTTTAGTGCCATTTACAAATGCCTCTGCGCCCGAAGCCATGCTTGCTTGACCGCCTGAGTTAACACTATAAGCACCGCCGACTTTGACTGTATTTTTTCCCGTTGTAAAATATTGACTATCTGCGCCAACTCTTTGCTTGAATTCTTTTTCACTATTGATATGAATATTTTCGCCCTGTATGTTTAAATTTTTTGTAGCATGTATGTTTACATTATTATCAGCGTGTAAGTTTAGATCGCCTTGTGTGCGAAGGTTTATGCTATTAGTAGCATATATGTCTACTGTACCTTCTTTGCCTAGTTCAACATAACTTTGTCCATTAGAATGCAATATCATCAAGGTCTGTCCGTCATCACTCATTAATATCTGATGACCTAATGACGTGCGGATTCTAACTAATTGGTCACGACCAATGATATCACCGTCATCCATGACTATAGTATGACCACCTCTGCGCGATACCACCCTTAGTTGTTTGCTTTTATCTGCTTGAAGGTTATCTGCTATGCTAGTATCGTCAAACCCTCCCTCATATATAGGGCGGCCTGGTGTGCTAACGCCCCAACCTACACGACTCGGGCTTTCACGCTGACTGCTTGAACTGATAGGACCTCGTACAGGATCACGCAATATACCTTGCTGGAACATGATACTTGCGCTATAACTATGTACGGGTTTAGGTGCAGTCAAATATTCGCTACTATCTGCTACATCTTTATTATTAGTATTGATGTTAGTTACAGGTAATCTTTTAGCACCACCGTAACTTTTCGCTTCACCTTCGTTTGGTATGATG